AACTCAAGTTGTCTTCGCTCAGCTTTTATCATATCTCCAGTAAGTCTATCTGAAGCTATATTATTTAGTGAATCTTTTAGCCTCTTTATAGATTCTCTATACTCTTCTATTTGATCTTGTAACATAATCCTTATATCAGACATAGCTTGAATTATATTATTAGCGCTACCATGCTTAATCTCTACTTTAAGTAATCTACTAAGTCTATTTGACATCCCAGGAGCTACTATCTTATTCTCATACCTCCTCGTCTCTCCTCCACTCAAAGCACCTACTGGATATATAGTACCATCTATCCCTGCATCTTTCAGGAAAAGAGAAGCGTGCTTCTTCTGACCTAGAGCCTTTGTTAGTATATCATACACTTCCTGACCAGTCTTAGCTTTCTTTATCTGCTCTAGTGGAGTATTAGTAGGATACATAATTCCTACTGATTCTGGAATTATATCTAATGGTAGTATACCTTTAGTGGCTTTATTTGCTATCCTTATATGTTCTTTCCATTCTCTAAGAGCATCTTCTCTGCTAACTCCAGATTCTATAGATCTATTATAGGCATTGGTATAAGCTCTTAAATAATCTAAAGCCCATTCATTATTCTTATCATGCCTTCCTATAGCGAAAGTTTCATCGCCTACCTTAAATGAAGCAGCAAGTGCTTTCCCTTCTTTAACAAGTGGCTCCCTCTCTGCAGCTTTTATAATCTGCTGCATCTGATCTTCTGGAACCTCTTCATACCAGTCTAAGAAATTAAGAGGAGTCTTGTCTGCCTTAGATAGTCGGACATTGTAGATGACCTTTAGTCCTTTCTTTATATCATAGTCATTGTTGTTGATAGCTTCTATCATTTCGTCTATGGCAGATAGCTCTTTAGTAAGCTTATCTAATATCTTACCATCTGTAATATTTATATTTTCTACAAGATAATTCTTCTCCTGTAGTAGATATCCTATAGCAGCTGTATGCCCCTCATTATTAAGTTTATCAACTACCTTCTGAATAGTTATTCCAATCATAGACGTACGACTACCAAGACCTCCTCCAGGATAAGTAGTCTTCCCGAACCTTACTTCTCCTCCAACCTTCCTAGCCACTTCCTCTGCATAATGCTTAGCTATCTCCTTTACTGTAGTAAAGTATAGTCCCCAACCGAAGCTAGTAGCTCCTGAGCCTGACTTTATATACTTAGTAGAAAACTTATCAAATATCTTTCCAGTTCCATGCATAGCAGCTATATCTATACCAGCTATCCCACGCTCATCATTTATAAGGTCCCAACACTGTAGCATATAAGGCTTAACCTTTGTCCAGACGTTTGAGAGATAAGCACGCATCTGTAGCATCCAGTCTTGAAAACTATTACTTGCTGAGTCATATACCCGACGACCAAGCTCCACAAGCATCTCATAAGCCTTCTGCATACCCATGAAGTCCATCGTCTCTTCACTATAACCACGCATAGAATCCATAACGCCAGTCTGCTCACCAAGTATCTCACTTATTCCAGACGCTAGGTCACTAGTCTCTAGAGCTCCTACCCTGTGACCTAGTTTCACACGGCTGATATCGGAGATATATCCAGCGAGCCTATTCAACTTATCGACCCACTTATCATAAGCAATAACATCTCCGTTGAACATCTCAAGATAATCTCGTGCATGAGTCTCTAGCGAAGCCAGAGTCCTAACTACAATGTCTGCATACTGCTGTAGCTCGTCTACATCATCACTCGTATGAAGCCAGTTGTTTATATCATGTATTAAGCGAGTAAGTCCAGAGTCGAGGGAGTCGTCTTGAGGAAGAACCTCAGTTGCCGTTTCCTTTGGATTCTTAAAGAGTGGATTAGTTGGCAAGCCAACAGCCTTCTCAGACTCTGAAGAAGGAAGGTGCCTCTTGTGTTGAATATAGAATTCATCTTTATCTCCTATAATAACATAATTCTTAGCTTCCTCAGTATCCATCTTAAGTAACGCAATCTCAGCATCTGTTCTAGAACTATAGATTGTATCCTCAAGCTCGTCTCCCTCTTCCTCTACTACTTCTTCTGCTGCTTTTTGTCTTTTTCCTTTTGTTTCGGCTTCGACTTCTTCGGCATTAGGTATCACCTCCTTCTTAGCAGCTTTCCTCTTTGCTAGTCTTTTCTCTCTAGCTTTCGGTTCTGGCTTCGTTTCGACAACCTCAGTTTCAGTCTCAGCAACAGGAGCTTCCTTCTCACCAAGAGCAGCTGCCCAATCTTCAGGCTCAGTGTCTTTGTCGTACCAGTCGCTAAAGTCTTCGACTGTTTTTACGTTATCTAGGTCTCCAAGTGCAGACCTCATATTGTAGAAGACAACAGCATCTTCATCAGACAAGCCCTTCTGTTTCAGTACAGCTAGAGCGTTTGCCTTCGAGAGAGGAGTCTGCCCCTTTGGTGAAATTTTCACAGTAGGTGTTTCTGTATCTAACTCGGACTTAACAACGATACCAGCAGCCTGTCTTACTACATCTTCCTCTATCCTCTTATCCATCTCCTCTTGAGTCTCTACAACCTCAGCTGGCTTAGCCTTCGCAGCTTCCTTCTCTCTAACTCTCGCTCGCTTCTCCTCAAGCTTCTCAGCTCTAGTAAGATTCCTAGCAGCTTCAGTAACTGCAGCTGACTTAGCTGCTTGTCTTGTAGCTTTTATCAATGGAGCAGCTTCTTCAAGAATAGCTGCTTCCTCAGCTTCTACTTTCTCAGCTTCCTTTGCAAGCGTCTCCATCTCAGCGACAGCAGCTTCATTTACTTCTCCTGCCTTCGTTAGGTCAAGCTGCTCAGCAGCTGGCTTCTCTGCAACTGTATCTTTCGCCTGCTGTACAACCTCATCAAGAACAATTCCTGCTTCTTCCTTACCTACATCATAAGCTTCTACAATCTTAGATATAGCCCTCTGCCTTGCTCTATTAACTCCAGCAGATAAAGTACCTTGATAAAGAGTTTGCCAAAGAGTTACTCCTATTGTATCTATAACTTCATCTTGAAGAGAACCTACTGGAAGTCCAGCTCCTTCTCTTGCATAGTGTTGTGCGACCGTAGTACCTGTCTCACCACCTACTTCACCAAGAGCTGATATACCAAACTTCTTAGCATAATTTGCTGCGACTCTTCTTAGTGTCTGCTTAACAGCTGGCTTTACTGTAGCATCTCCGAGGAGACCAAAGATCTTAGCAGTTAGTATATCAGAAGTCCATTCACCTGCAACCTCAGCTCCACCTGATGCAGCTGCATATGGTTTTACTTTAGATAAGGTCTGTTCTATCTCTTCATTGGACAGACCTTGTTTCTTAAACTCATTTCTAGCATCTAGCATGAACTCAGTATATTCATCTACACCAAACATAGCTCCCTTGCCACCAACTGCACCTATGAGTCTATTCCTAAGAGGAGTACCTTTCCCTCTAGCAAGAGCAAATGGTATTAAGTTTGTAAGAGACCTTGTCGTAGATCTGACAGCTTCTATTGGATAGTCGTAAGCTTTACTAGTAGTCTTAGGAGCTGCTACATCCTCAGCCCACTCCTTTATCTTTCCTCTAGTCTTCTCAAGCATTGTCTCCTCAGCACCAATAGTAGGAGCTATCATTGGGGAGATAAGAGAAGCAGCTGTGTCTAGCGTGCCAGCTAGTACATTTCTTCCTGCGTTTTCTATAGTACCCATAACTCCAGGAGGAGCCTTTGGTTCTGGAGGTTTATCCCACTGTACTTCGTCAGGGTTTATCTCAGGAGTATCCCACTGTACTTCAGATGGATTTATCTCATTTGACATATTCTACCTTCCCATCAGGAGTCATGCGAACTTTCTTTCCTTTATACATACCAGTTGTTCCTGCTGGTACCTTCATCGAAGCTGTCTTCCCTTCAGCTAAGCTACCTAGGCTAGACTTCCAAGGCTTCCAACCATACTTCTTCTTCAAGTAAGAAGCCGCGACGATGTTAGTGTCTGCGTCGTATAGATCTGTAACCTCATTTATAATTCCAGCTTTTCTAAGTTCAGGAACATTAACTTCATTTATCTGGAACAATCCATAGTCAGCAGTTCCATTCTTATTAATATTCTTAGCCCTAGGATTCCCACTAGACTCACGCTTCATAGCTTCCTTAGCCATAGGTATATCACCAGGCTCAAAGTACCTATTAAGTATAGAATCAAATGGAGTAGGTTCTCCCTTAGGTAACCCCTCTAGCATAAACTGATTCTCCTTAGGAACAGGCTTTCTGTATCCTAAGATTCCAAGAGTCTCGTCAGCTCCTTGAGGAGTATACTTTCTATAAGCACCTGCTAATCCAGTACCAGATCTAAGAGAAGACGCAACAGCATCTGCCTCTTCAAGCATCTTTATTCTAGCTTCTGATGGTATTAGACTAAGTAAGTAAGACTTAGCAGACTCAGCCTTTTGTGGGTCAGTAGTTTGATTTACCATACCTAATGTTTCATCAAGCTTCCTCTTCGCTTCTTCCCTATTACCAAACTTCTTATAATGAGCATCGAGCAGAGTTTGATAATTATTAGTGAATGCTACACTAAGACCTTGAGTATAATGCCAATTCTCTGGCTTACCTTTATCATCAGACCCTACTGAGTATCTATCTACTATCCTAGTACCAGGCGTCGCATCAGGACTTGAATCAAGGAATAGTACCTCATCACCAACCTTCTGAATAGTAAGTTTCTTACCAGTCTCCTTACTAAGGTTGATAAGATTATCTATAAGCTTAGGAGCCTCAGTAGGTCCTACAGCCTTAAGAATCCTAGCATCCTCAGGAGTTATATACTTAGACTTAATATTACCCTTTATAACTTCATCCATCTCAGTAGTGAAGTTGACTTCTCTCCGTTTCTCAACAGCTGCCTTCCTCGCTGTCTCAGCGTTCAACGCCTTCATATGCTCAGCAGATGCCTTTGTGTAATCTATACCTGCATTTATTCTAGCCACCTCAAGAGGGAACTTCTTTGCTTCAATGGCAGTTCCCATAATATCCTTTATCTGATCTGGAGATAGGCCCATCATTTCTGTATTACTTAGTACCGAAGTAGATGGGCTCTGGTCGAAAAAAGGGTTTACCGATTTCTGACCAACAGGAGTAGCTCCAGGAGTTGGAGCAACTGAACCAAGCTCAGTACCTACAGTTCCAGGAAGAGGAGTCTCTCCAGCTAGCATAGGTCCTAGCATCTTATTCATTCCAGCTCCATACTGTCGAGCCTGACCTTCAGCTGAAGCTGCAAGACCAAGGTCTCTTCCCCATGAGTCTTTAGGACTCAAGGCAGCACCAAACTTTCCAATCATACTCCAGAAGCCAGGATTGTTGTACCAAGCCTGTTGTGGAGTTGCTATTGGTGTATAGTTCATAGTAGGTGCCTGAGGAACAGGTAATTGTCCACCAGCATTTCTCATAACTTCTGGTAAGAAACTCATATTCATACCTTCAAACATAGTAACCTCCTTATAACTTTGGTGAAATTTTCACCATAGTGTTAACCGAATAAACCTGCAGCTCCACCCATTACTCCACCTACAATAGCTCCCATTGCTGTACCAATACCAGGTACAACAGAACCCACCATAGCACCTGCCGCAGCTCCTGACATAGCGCCACCAAGAGCTGTACCCATGCCTGTCTTACTTGGTCCTTCCTGTACGCTATAGGTACCTTGATAAGCACCTAGGAGAGAACCTGCATACTTATACATTTCTATATCCCATAGAGCCTTTGCTCTATCTATCTTAAGGTCCTCATCCTGTTGCTCTTTCTTTGCTATGATTATTATCCTCAAGGAATCAAGAACCATACTCGTTAACTGCTTCTTGAAGTCTATACCTTGAACATAGAAGTCACTGTATGATTTAGCCATAGGAAGATAGAGAGCAGCCATCTTTACTTTCTCATCTAGCATAGCTATACCTGTCTTTGATATAGCATCACTCCTTGCAGTATGAGCAGCTAGCTTAAGGTCGGCAGTATACTTCGCCACGTTTCTATCTTTCTCAGCATAGATAAGAGCCTCTCCAATAACGAAGCTCGAGGTCATAACTGCATTAGCATCTCTCATACCTGCTTCGAACTTAGGTATAACAGTCGCCTCTATGTCAGCTTGAAGCTGAGCACTATACTCACTAACCGAAGCTGCCAACTCTGTAGCATCTTCGTAGACAGTATCAAGGGCACTTGTTATTGCAGTTATATAAGTCGCGTAGTCTGTCTGTGGAACAAGTCCTGTCATATAAGCGTACATAGCATCATAGACATCTGCGACCTTATCTGCATCCAATGAAGTATCATGAAAGCCTGCCATAGCTCCACAGAAAGCATTGAGGGCTGCTAGCATACCGTCCGTGAGAACACTTGGGTCATAAGCAGCTGCTGTTGAGTAAGGATTATTCAGAGCAGTTGCATTCATGTCTGTATAGATATCATCTAACCATTCCTTATGTCTAGTAGATATATACTTAGGAACTGTAGTAACAGAACCACCACTACTTCCTCCTCCACACATATTATACCTCCTTTACAGCGTAGATAAAATCTGTATTGAATCCTATGGACGCTAAGAACTGTTGGTAGAATTCTCTACTGGCGTATGTTACTATACTTACGCATCCTTTGCTCTTAGCATACTTAGCCAATATACCTAATCCTGTCTCTAAGTCTCCATTAGTTATCATCTTTCTATGTCCATAGAAGCAATGAATAAGTAAGTCTGTATGAGTTCCATCTACGCTCATTATTATAGACGTTAAGACAAGAGCGTAAGTGAAAGGGACATTTCTAATAAGACGATAGAAAACATGAATCTCCATACTTCCAGCTAGAAGTTCCTCGAGAATCATAGTCATTCTCTCTGGTCTCTGGTCTGATGTAACTCCTACCTTCGGAAGACTAAGCTCTATACACCGCTTCAAGTCAGGCCAGTTCTCTGAGATACCATGAGGGAGAAGCTTAATCATCCTTATCTCACTTATAACTTCTTCTTCACATGCTTCCTTGATTTCCATAGGTTCCTCGTATCGCTGTCTTATCATTTAGCTTCCATCTTATCAGCAAGCTATCTACTTCGAAGGCACTAAAGAGCGGAGCAGTCACATGAGCCTTAAAGTCTACTCCACTTATTACTGGAGATACTACTCCCTTAGCATTAACATCCTTGAGTGTACTCTTAGTAAAGCTTCCTAGAGTATTGTAGCAATAGTAAACACATCCCTGCATACCGCTTCCAGTACAACCGATTTCAAGGGCGCTTATCATCTTAATTGCACGAAGGTTCATATCAAAGCTATTCGTTGTAAAGAAGGCACTAGTGTCAGCGTCTACTGCTTCATGTAGAGCTCCATACAATCCAGAGCCTACTCTTACTATTCCAGACGGTAGCTGGTATATCTCTGATAAGCCAGTCGAGAGTAGATACGTTCTAACTCCATCAGATATATAGAATTCCTTCTCTAGCTTATCATAGTTAATAACTATATCAGCAGCTCCTAGATTTGTCATGAAGTTTTTGTAGCCAAGCTTCTTTAGCTCCACCGTTCTGAACTCAATATTCTCAGTAGCTGACCATAGGTACCCTTCCGTATCCACGAAGATATGTCTATGCTTGTCTCCTCCAATACAGCCTTTTCCTGCTATACCATGCTGTAGCATAACTCGCAGACCGAAGCCTGTTACTGGACTTGATATAGGTCGGAGAGCGGAGACTCCTCCTGAGCCATAGACCATGACGTACTCTCCGAGCCTCTTAACACAATAGACATCACCAAACCAACCTACTGGCATCTGACCTGTTATGTTAGTTTGGTCTTCTTTATTCAAGAGTTCTGTCAGGTACGTCTTACCTATTCCTGACCAAGCAACCCAATTACCTCGGTCTCCACCAAAGCCACCTGCGATTAACTGACCTTTATAGTTGCATACGCTCTCTACTATATGAGTTAGAGTCTCTACAGAAAAGACTCCTGTCGTTGTATCTCTCACAACACACGTAGCTCCATTTACCCAGACTTGATAGTAGTAGAAGTCTGCCATATGCCAGATGTCTCCGACTGGTAGACTAGTTATCTTTGCTGTTAGATTGTAGCCTGAGTCTGCTTCATATATCCCAGTTTCACTGGCAGCGAAGATACCTATTGTAGTGTCAAACAACTGAGGATAAGGCCAGGAGTAAGTAGGTGCACCAGTTAGTGGGTCTATTATTGCTACATAAGGCACTAGACCACTTTCGTCTACTTTCATATTATAGCACTCAAGCAGCCCTGGTACATTCCTCCTAAACCTATCGTTAGGAAGAAGTCCTATATGTAAACCTTCATTATAAGGAAAGTTAAACTCTTTCATCTTATTCTAGCCTTCCATACAGTCTATCTCAGCAATTTCTTCTTCAATCCAATCGCTGTTTAGTTGCATCATTGTACTATCTATTGCATTGTTCCAGTCTTTAGCTCCCTCTGTGTTCCTGTACATCTGCTCTAGTTTATAAAGGGCAGCCTGAACGAGGAGAAGAGGATGAGACACTGTCCAATAATTAAAGTCGTCATCTTCAGTTAGAGCGTCTGAATAGAAGAGACCTACTACCTGTAGAGTATAAGTAGCTACATCAGGTGGAGGACTTATCAATACAGCGTTATATCCTTCATGTAATGAAGTTATAATATCCTCGAAAGCCCACTGTTGATTGTAGTCTTCTACTGTAAGTGTAGTAGGATATGGCCTAGCATTTACAGGAAAGTAGACATAAGGCTCAGATGGAGTCTTATTAGCCTTAGGCTCACTATAGTACTCCTTCATCTCATCAAGGTCATCTGCCTTTACTAGCTTTACCTTATCTGTTTCTGTATAAAGCCATACTTCCTTTATCGCTCGACAGTCTGGAATTGGTACTAGTATCTGAGATGCTGCTAAGTCACATGTATATCTAGCTTCTGCTTTTCCCCCGAAGAGTCTCCTATCCAGCTCACGACAGCCTTGATTTATGAAGAAAGTAGCATCAGCTACAACTCCAGCAGCTATAAGGTCGTTTCTTCCAGATAGCTCCACGAACATATCTACTATATCCGAGAGAGTAGATGTCGTTGAAGCTGTTATCTCTTCGCCTGGTATTACAAGAATGTCAGACATTATACTACCTCCAAATTAATACAATAGTGTACTATCTATAGAATGTATCCTATCATAATATAAAGCGACTCCAATAGTAGTTCCAGTAGCTGCATTATTTATAGTAACATTAGTACCATTTATACCTGTTACTCTTGTATCAGCTGGTATATTAGTGCCTTTTATCCAATCTCCTACTTTAAGTATATTAGTATTATTTATGTTTGATATAGTAGTATTACTATTAGTATCACCAGTAAGAGAACTTCCAGGTGCCCACTTTACTAATAGTACAAATATACCATCTGCCCACGTTTCATCATAATAAGCCCTATCATATAATAGATCGCAGACTACATCAGCACCATCTATAGATGCTATTACAGCACCAGCAACAGTGTGTTGTAATAAACTTTTGCCAACAGTTTTCATTTGCCATAATATAGTATCTCCAACAGCCAACTTTGCCGCACCTGTGGTAGAAAATGATACCTGTGTGGCAGAAAATGAAATACTGGTTATATTGGCTATATAATAATAATTTCCCGCTACAGAATGTTTATATAGATACCTATACTGAGGAGTGTCTATATTGTGTGTAGACCAATGACCGCAGAATCTTGCTGGTAGTGCATATGCATCATTACCGTTGTACATTATGTAGCTACTGGAATCTATGACATGACACCTATCAATGGTTACCCTAAAACCATAGTCTTTTAATGTTCCTATAAATGGCTTGGTTCTATCGTATAATGTTATAATGCAAGATTTGAGGGCAATAGGAGATACAGCTACCAGATTTAGAGCTTTACTAAAGTCTCCATCATCAACAAAGGAACAACCTATAAATTCTGTAGGGGAAAACGCCTCAAATTCTATAGGGCATCTATTCCCATATAAGGTGTTATTTAATAGATGTATATCTGAATTAGAAAATAATATAGGATATCTTGAATTTGCAATACCAATACCAGACTGCCCTATCCTATGTAAAGATTCACCCCTTATAGAATAAAAACCTGAACTACCAATAGCAGAATTACCACTATATATTTCGAACGCTGGACCTACTTGAGTACCATAGAAAAATATACCTGACCCTTGTTGTGCTCCGTATTCTAGTCCATCATACACTGTTCTAACATATGATATATTTCCTCCAAACACTTTTAATACTCTAGCCTGCCCTTGTCCAGAAGCTATTCCTATTTTACAACTAAAAATATTAGGATTGACAACAGTAATATTGTCCCCTTGTGAAGCTCCGTTCTCACAGTTTACCATTATGCCAACTACAAACCTTCTAATAACTACATTATTAATAAGAATATTAGCACTACCAGAAGTTTCTTCACCATAAGTAAATCCAGTATATCCACCATCAGCTGGTATAGAACCAACTCCACCATCTATGCAGATACCACAGTATGGACTATATCTAGAGTCTCGTATACCTGCTCCAACATAGTCTGCATCATATAGTAAATCTTCTATATTAATATCTGTCTCTATATTAGTATTACCACCAACTATACAAAAGTCCTCTAGTCTAATACCTCTTCCTTTATATATATTTATTGCTGGTTTTGCTACTATTTCTGATGCATCTATAATAGTAGGTGAGCCAGAGGAAGAATATCCTCCACCATTTCCTACTATATTACAAGACTGATAGGTAGAACCAAATGGAGTAGCATGTAGTGTATCAGTTATTTTATATGTCTTACTACCAAGTCTTAATAATAATAAGTTATCTGAAGCACATTCTAATGCAGTATTTATAGGATCTGTGTCATCTGTTACTCCATCACCTACAGCTCCCCACCATTCTGGATATACTTCTAGTACAGAACCAGAACTTAATACAATAGAACCAAGTCCATCGAAGATTTGATAAATTGATAGACAAGATAATTTACCTATTGTTACAGTATATCCCGCTTCTATATCTAGTTTTCCTGGTGGCTCGAATAGTAAGCAGATATTACTTGGTACAACTATATTCTCAGCGACTGCAACTGTATCTGATATTACTACTGTTGCATCGGCTGCTCCTATATTAGCTACAGCTGTTGCAAGGTCATCTCCCCACCAATCTATATATACTCTACAACCATTAGGGAAAGATACTGTTCCATCTCCTGTGAATACTGTATAAAGTCCTATCTCAGGCATTACTGAGAATGTTAGTGTTATTCCATTGCTAATATTAAGAACTACTCCCTTTGGTATATAGACATGACCAGCAACTAGTGTATCCTCAGTTATAGAATAAGTCCCTGGTATGATGTTATCGGATTGAATATTGTAGAATGTATAGGTAGTTGCATAACCAAGTCTATTTAGCACGAGATCAAATAGCTGTCCTTGGTCATAATCGAAGGCATTTATGTAGAAAGTATAGTAACCATACTCGTCTGTAGTAACTTGGCTTACTGCATCTATACTAGAGACAGAAGTATAAGCTGTTGCAGGTGTACTAGTTCCTGCTAAGTATATCTTAACAGTTGCTGAGGCTATAGAATCTCCAGCAGGTGACTCAGCCCGACCATAGAATTTAATCCTCATAACTGTCTCCTTTGGTGAAAATTTCACAGTAGGTGGGGAACCGAAGCTCCCCACCCACTTCTGTTTAGATGTCCTATTACGGACAATCGTCTCCGAATCCGTCCAGAATCATGAATGTATCTGGATGCCGCAGTTCCAAACCAGCCTCAGTAAGGAACTCCTCATTGGTAGCATCATAACGCCCGTAGTTAGTGCCCTCAGCTGCGGTCTTTCCACCCTCTCCGTAGAAGGTAGTGTCAGTAATGTACCGATAGACAATGTTCTTCGGCTCGAAGAGAATCATCATCTTCCTAAAGGAAGACTCCTGACTCATAAGCGGGTGAAGCTTCATGTTGATAGTACCCCATGGAGTAACCCACTCAACAATCTTAAGTCCGTAGCTAGTTGTCTTTGGAGTAATATCCATGTGAGCGCCTGCGAGCGCAAGTCTCTTCATGGCTAGAAGAACTGTCGAGCCACAGATTGCGATCTTCTCAGAGCTTCCAAACCTGAAGAGTGTTTCAAGGTAGCTGTCAAGCCATGCCTCACCACCGCCAGACTCTGTCCAGCCCTTTCCAGTGTAAGCAGTATTCATGCTGTAGCTGTTGTGGTTAGCAACTACGTTCTTGCGAACGAAGTCTATTATTCCCTGAGTCGTTCTCTCAGGTTTTCCACCACTTCCAGTATTCTCAGTCGGGATGCCGAAGATGAATGCCTTCTCCATTTCAATTCCGTGGAGTTCAAGGCACTCTCTCTTTGCTTCCTGATAAGCAGGACCAGTTCTCAGCCTAGTCATTCTTGCCGTCCTGGTGATGCTCAGAGGTGTACGGAAGATCTGTGTATAGTTGTAGTACTTGGTAGGGTCATATGTGATAGAACCAGGCATAGCGGCGCCTTCCTCGTTTATGTTACCAACTATGATGAAGCGGTCGGCAGTACCGATGTTGTAGCTTGAAGCTGCCCTGATATCGAAGTCGTTGTCGTCGTCCTCGAGAAGTACGCAGGTTAAATAGGAGTTAGCTCCATTAACCGTCTTCGCAGTTACCTTAACATTGACATCGACATAGGGAGCTGAAGCGTCACGAAGGACAAGCTGATGTCCTATTCTTACCTCAGCAATCGTCGCTGCAGCCATCTTTACATAGACAGTCGCGCCAGCATTTGCACCAACTGTACCTGTTGCATAGGTGCTTGTGTATGCAACTGACAGAGCAGTATCTAAATAAACGCCAGTGATGGCTCCTGCCTGATCTGGAAACTTCTTGGTCCACCAGTTGAACTCAGGGTCATCTGTTTTCTCTGACTTCAGTTTACTTGTAATAGCCGTCAGCGGCATCTCACCATTGGGATAGAGACGAAGCAGCATCTCACGCCAATTTTTAGGCCTCTGGTCAGTTACCCAATCTCCAGTTCCTCTCATTCCAGCAAATGCACTCATAGTAAATCCTCCTATTAGAGATGTTCGATTTTATCGACTAAACCTTTTATCCTACCTGGGGAACCATAGAACACAGTTCCAGGCATTACATTTCTAGTCACAACGCTTCCTACTCCTACGACAGAGTTCTCGCCTATTGTAACTCCAGGTAGAACCATTACTCCAGCTCCTATCCTCGCAGCTCTTTTAACAGTATAGCCATTTACAATAAAGGGCTTTATATGCCGTCTATTGTGAACCATATAGTTATCATTGCAGCCGCAGAACATAGGTGCTATAAAGACAAGGTCTTCAATCACAGCGCCTTTGGTTATATGACACTGTGCGTGTATAAGACACTTACTGCCCACTGAACAATCGCCTTCGAAGACAGTTAGATGACCAATAACAGTATCATTTCCTATCTTCGTATTCGGTCTCATTACAACATAGTGACCAATAAAACAGTTTTCACCGATTTCACAGTTCTCTTGTATGACAGCTGTGTCCTCGATTTTCGTTCCTTTTCCTATCTTAGCTGTCTCGTGTATTCTCATTTCCGCAGAACCTCCTCGTATACCTTTAGCATAGCCTCAGCTGTTTCCGTAATATCAGGAACCTTTGGCACTTCCCTAGGCTTTGTCTCACCCTTGAGAATCGCCAGCATTTCCTGTACTTGAATTCTTTGGTCTCCCTCAGTTATCCAGTAGTGAGCCCACTGGTTACCTCGGTAGCTTATTACTTTAGTTCCACACGCTGCAGCCTCTAGGCTCACCCTATTATGGTCTCCATATTCTACTGGAGAATAGTAGTAATCAGCTGCACAAAAGAAGTCTCTCAGTTGGTTCTTATTACACCTGAAGCCACTCACGTAAGCACTATACATGGTGTTAGTCATATAAGCAAGAGGAAACCACCACTTGTGTTGGTCGTGCGGGACGTTGATAGCGTGCAAGCGTGCATCGTGAAGCTGCTCAGCTATCTTTCCCCAAGTGAACATGATGTCCACTGGCCACTTACAAGTATGTGAGTTCTCTCCTGTCAAGACACTTGGCTTTCCACTTAGCAGATTCTGCTTAGGTACAGGTGTCCAGAACTTCGTGTCAACTCCCATTGGTATCGTGTAGACCTTTGTCCTCGTCATGCTCTCTAGTAGATAAGCCTGACGTTCCCACATAGAGACTACAGCGTCTGCTCTCTTCAAGAGAAAGCCACTTACAGCTAAGCTGTCACTAGCACCATAGGCTCCATACAACCCTTGCGTCACGCTCAGTTCGAACGTGTGTTCAGGAGAACCGTGCTGGACATCAACCAGTTTCTTCGTCTTATCGAACGAGATAGCATCTGGGACATGAGAATGAACTACATGAATATCAGCGTCCATCCCAGCTGCCCAAGTTGCTGGTTTCTGTGTGTCGCAGATTACAACGTCAACCCCGAAGGGTTTTTCAGCCTCAGCCATCTCAGCTGCCATATTGGCTAGTCCTGAGCCGTTGAAGAATGTCCAATGAGCTACTTTCATATTAGTATGTACTCCATCCAGCTGACTTTGCAGAGCTGTTTAGTCTGCTAATAGCCGAGGTAAGTGTACTGTCAGCAGCGCTGTATCTAGCTATCACAGATGTATCAGCACTTGCATATCGTGTAGCCATTGAGCCGTCAGCACTTACTGCTGTGCTTAAATTCGAGCTATCAACCGTGGACAACCTTGCGATAACGGAAGTATCCATTGATGTAGCACTTGATGTCACTGTTGAATCAAGTGCAGATACTCCTGACTGAGCACTCGTAGCTGCTGATACAGCCTGACTAATGCCAGTGCTTATTGTAGTTGAATCGCCTGTATTAACGCTTGTTACTGCACTTACCGCTGCAGATAAGTTGATACTGTCAACGGTACTTAATCTAGAAATAACACTTGTGTCAGCAGAAACTGAACTCGACAGCACTACTGAATCAGCTGTACTATACCTTGTTATCAAGGATGTATCAGCTGAGTTTCCAGCGCTCAGGTTAGTACTATCCACAGTACTCATCCTTGTTATTACCGAGGTATCAGCACTTGAATATGCGACAGTTATTGTACTGTCAGCGGCCGAGAATCTTGTATTTGCGCTAGTATCAGCACTAGTGCTAGTACTTAGTGTAATACTATCTACTGTACTCAACCTTGTCACGGCTGAGGTTGCAGCAGATGTTGCTAAACTTGCAGCGGCAGATGCTCCAGTGCTTGCTCCTGCAGATGCTCCAGCTGAGTCTCCAGCTGAAAGACCTGTACTAGCAGCAACTGACCCTACAGCTGAAGTCGCAGCAGAGGCGGCAACACTGGCTCCAGCGCTTGTTTGCGAGCTAGAGAGAGTATCGTCGTCCCTCATGTTTTCGTTTATATTATGGTCTAATCCCATAAGGTACCTCCTACAATTCTTCTGTACTTAACATATCAGCTATCTCCTTCTCGACTCCAGTCAGCTTTGCAGCTGCATCTCCGCCTTGTCTGGCGGACTGGGCCTTTCCAAAAGCAGGTCGTGCTACGTTGTATTTCTTAGCTGCAGTCTCGGCACTCTTCTTAAGCCCGAGTCTCTTTCTTACTTCTCCTATATCCTTGTCATCTCCACCCAGCGCAGCGAAGACCTTGTCCATATCCCAGTCGGGATTCTTGGAGACTATGTCGTTTGTCACTTGACCAACAAATTGAGCATGAGGTTTAAGGTCTGGATGCTTAGTGTAGAAGTCAATAGTCTTCTGATACATCTGGACATACTGCGGAACTACCTTGTTTATAATCTTCGGGATAGCTCTCAGAACGCCCTGTACAGAAGATTCTTGGACTCGCTTAAGTATCTCATTCAGCTTCTCACGCTTGTCAAAGGCTTGGTCATACTCCTCATCAGAGTTCACAAATTCAGACACGAGATCTTTCTTGACTTCCTCGAAGTCATCGTCAACCGTGTCGCGCTTCGGCTCTTCCTTAGGCTTTGCTTGACTATTGAGAAGTGCACTTATTTGTTGCGACAAGGCAGCTACTTGCTCTGTTAGATTTGCGATCTGTGAATCGCGAGTATCGTCAGTAGCTTCCTTACCTTCTCCGTCAGGTTTCGCTTCAGCTTTATCTTTCCCTGCAGGTTCTTCTACTGCAGGAGTATCTTTCCCTTCTTCACCAGTGTCTTTCCCAGCTTCATCTGTTTCCTCGTCAACACCTTTTGTAACGTCTTCAAATTCCTTGTCACTCGCCTTATCATCAAGAAAAGTACCAAGCATATCAGCAATCTGAGATTGGACAGGAGATGATGCATCTCCACCTCCAACATTACCGCTGGCGTCAGCCTTACCCTCACTTCCTCCACCTTCTCCTGTTCCTGTTCCTGTATTATTTTCCATCTTTCTCCTCCTGTTTCGTTTTTATCTCATCTCTTAGATTTTCATAGTTATCTATAAGAAACTGTGGATAAGCTGCAATGAATCGCAGTTCCTCAGCCCTTCCCTGATTTATCCTAAGTGTATCTAAGTCGTCAGACTGTCCTCTCTCAAGGTCATCTCTACATCCTTCTATCCTGACCATTAGAGTAGCCTCTAGATACTTCCATATCCTACCTTTTACGAAGTTTCTAAGCTCCTCTATATCAGGTAGATTGTCCTCTAACTGTTGTGAAAATTTCACAGTAGGGTCTTTCATATCGGCCTCATATTTCCTTTCTGCACTTCGGCTTCTATCTCTTCATCTTGCTTCAGCTTTATCTGTGCACTTCCACCCTTCCTCACGAACTCATTTACATTCTTTGCTCCTGAGATTCTTGCTAGATGCTTAAAGATACGAACCATGTCGAAACCAGAACCAACAGCAGGATTCTGTGCTAGAGTCTGATACATCTGTAGCCAGACTTCAGCGAACTCACCTGCTTCTATAGTGCCGTCGTGACTTACAATATCATAGTTTATCATCAAGTCCATAGGGCTTACTTTCATACCTGTCGAGAATCCGTACTCTTCCTCGAGCTCCTGTTGAAATCTTCCAGCTGTAGAGATATAAGTCTCATTCTCCATCAGTTGCTGAGTGTGGCTAGCAAACATATACGCCAGGTCCTGCATAGTCATAATCGACGCTATCTTGGTACTTTTAGCCAAGCGGCTAAGCGCTGACATCCTCGTATCCCTAGATTCTGTGGCACTACGGCGTTCTGAGCCTCCCCTTATTATTCCCATTAAAGAGTCGACTGCAGATGAACTACGTTGCATAACGTCCATGACTATGCCTGCGTCCTGCATATGGTTTCTAGTAACATCGGTGACAGCAAGCTGCTTTACAGCATTCTCGACACCTCTGCCCCATACAGCACGGCGAGTGCGTATGAGTTTGCCAGGACCTGGCTTCTTGAGATCTGACATATTTATTAAGTAAGGGTCTACTATCAGCATATCGTTGATAGCTTTCCTTATATTAGCAACGTGGCTGGTGAAGAGGAAGTCTAGTATTCCCTGCAAGCCATAGATTATCTCAAGCCTACTGATTGGAGTGAGGGAGTATCCATCGTAGTCTGGAGCACATATGGTTACAGGATAGAGGTTATGGTCGAGGTTGAGGGGTTGAGCTTTGAGGAGGACTTCATCACCAGCCAACATAAAGAGCCACTTTTCTGGATACTCACCGAGACCCAGTTTCCATTCCTTAGGAATGATGTTAATGAACATATAGGTGATATCGATAGGACGAGTTATGTCTGATATCTCAGCGTTCCTAGCTTCGCCACCAACCTTAGTTTCCCTGCCTGATGTGTCTTCTGGTATCGTAGAAGTATGTCCATCTATATGAGCAATGTACTTAGCGTTGAACATATCTTGGTCATACCGCTCACTATTTAGTGTATCGAGATAGTTTGTTTTATCTATCCATCCTACGAATCCACCCTTCTGTACGTCCTGTATAGGAACGCTAGGGTCTGGTAGGTACAGGTAAGGGTCTATATTCATAAGAGCGTTGCCTTCGAAAAGTCTCGTAGGCTCTCTTCTTTTCATTCCTGTAGTCTTGTCGAAGATAGATCTATGTCCCCAGTGTGAGTTCCAGTATGGGCTCGAAGCACCGAAGCCGTAGGCTAGACTGTCTCTGAACTGTGTGTGTAGATTTAGGGCAACCTTGTTCCTGATACACTGCAGCTCGATAACTTTCTCAAGCATGATAGAGCCGACTGTATCTTCACTAGTAAAACCGCGATACCTAAATATAGGGTTTTCAAGGAATACAGATACCCAATATGTAAGGATAGTTTCAATAGTTGCATAGCTATAAGGAACAACGATAGATACTGGCTTCCTAGTGTCTTTTTCAAGAACGTACTCCTCCTCGTCGTCTAGTGTTATATAAGCCGTGAGAGTATGATCTATCTTCTTCCAGTAGTCATGCCTACGACTCATAACGTCGTAGCTAGCCTGTGCTCTATCTAATATCTCCTTAACTATCTTATCATGCTTCTCCGTCCCAGGCTTAAGATTACCAACCTCTGGAGGATAGCCGTAATCGTAGTTAATTTCCTTAAGTGCTTCTGTAGACCTTCTATTGTAACTGCCCTGCACTTGCCTCATAATAGTTCACCCATTGATGTAAGTTTATCAGTTTTTACCATAGTAGTCAAGATATATATTGATGGTATTTGTCTAGTCATCATATAGTCTTTATAATTATAGTTATAAGTATAACTACAATCACCTACACATGGATAATCTATAAATCCATCATAGACCCAAAATTCACAAACTTCCCATATATTAAGTAGATAAAACCAAAACTCAATAAAGAAACTAGGATAACTTACATTAGTCATACAGTCCTCCAACTTGCCTTCTCCACTATATCGTCACCATAGTCGAAGTCTTCTTCATCCACGAAGATTGAATCCATCTCATCTTCCTCTAGCATTCTCTTATTCTCAGCCAGCTCCAGTTCACTCACGTTATCTGTTCTTGGGTAGAAGTACCGCTCCCCCTGTTCTAGCAATTCAACTATATAAGCAAAAGCATCCATTATGTCGAATCTCTTAGCTCTAGGGAAGCTAAGCAACTGTTCCTCAAGCGGAGTGCTTACTGCCTTATTATGATAGACTAGACCTCTGCGATAGAAAGGAACAAGACCAGCTATACGGTCCTCCTTCTTCGCTCTCGCATGGAGCTCTACTAGCTCAATCTCAATCCCTCTTCGCATCAACTCATTCCTCAGTGGGTATGTTATGAACTCGTTTAGAGAGGTAACTTCTATAGCTATAACATTTGCTTTAATTCGCTGAGCCATCTTGATGGCCTCGTCGTACAGCTTATCAGGATGAAACATGCCAGCAGATACGTCCCGAAGATAGATACGGTTAGCACCAAGATTAATACCCACACCAACGACAGCGGAATGTGCGCTATGTAGTTTAGTAGTCTTTGCAGGGTCAATGATAACGACATTTTCGATAGCCTTCGATTTACTTAGGTTAGATTCTCCCTCGTCATAGTACTTAAAGTATGACTGTAGGAATGTAGCATCTTCTGTACTTATAGCCTTGTTTCTATACTCACGGAAGAAAGTATCCAGCAGTCCTTGAGCACGATAGGTCTCAGCCAGCTTCCTTATATCCTCATTCGACATAAAGTCAGGCCATAGACTGTTATAGTTATCATCACATATATCTATGTTCAGATGTACCCAGTTAGGGTCGTCCATTAGATTAGCTAAGAGTGAGTCTTCGTGCAATAGCGTGCCGATAACGACAATTTTCCAGTTCTTCCTGAAGCGAGACGTAGAACCGAGTACGTCTGCGAACCACCATTCTTTGAGCTTCTTTCTCTGGTCTTCAGATCTAACACTTTCGGAGTCTTCGAGGTCATCTCCAATGATAAGGTCTGGTCGCTCGTCATTGTGCAAGATTCCTCTGACCTGCTGACCCGTTCCACGAGGAAAGATGAGTGTGCCTCCTTCAGTAACCCACATATCTTTTGTGAAAGCGTCACTAGGTACGCTGGACTTAATAGGTCCAAAGATACTTCGAATGATATGGTTAGTCGTAAGTTCACGTTTTAAGTTCTCCGATTGCATCACTGCCTGTGTGGAAGAGTTACTGATAGGAACAATAAACTTCTTCTCACGGAAGAGTATCTTCTTAGCAGGATATGCTAGGTTTATTATACTAGTCTTGCCGAGACCTCGAGGGGCTGTTATGACGGCTTTATCTATAGTATCATCGTCTAGGATAGCAAAGATAGGATTATGAATAGGAGCGAAAGGGAGATAGAAGCGATCTGGGAATAGGGTAGGTGCAGTGACTCTTGTAGAAGCACAGCAGTTTACTAGTATTTCTTCTATCTCCTCATTTGCTAGAACATGGTCAGTCAAGAGCCACCTCATGTGAAAATTTCACCACAGTTTATTTACCTTCTCCTAAGATTTTGTCCTGCTCAGGCTTAGTGTTATTTCCTGTCTTACCAACATACCAGGCGATTACCAAGCCTGCCACGAGTGCTATAGCACTTAGGAAATCAGCTGTTATGCCGAGGTCTATTCCCCATTTTCCAGCTATCCACTGAGCGATGATAGCTAAGCCACCTATGAAACCAGCTAAGTTAGTCTGTCCATCTTTACTCATGTCCGTTCCTCCCATCGTAGATTATTACTGGCTCTATGCCCTTGAATATATCTAAGCCAGGTATGTCAGCTGGAGTCGGTGCCTTACCGTCTATGCACTCAATACCCCAGATATAACCGCAGAGTTCAGAGCAGAAGAATCTATCGGCGTCTGTGCTTACCCGCCTGAAGAGTTGTTTCAGTACGCTACCATAGTCGTACTTCTTATCGATAAGCTGAAGCATCATACAGCCCATTAGTATCCTATCTTTATCCATGTACTTAGGAAGAGGAAGCCAAGCGATTACTCCTGTATAATCCATCATCTTGGCTGTTAGCCTTGTCAGCTTTACTGTAGGACTCGTGGCTTCTACGTAGTACCTATGCCTCTCTTCTCCTTCATACTCCGACAGCCTGATGATAAGGGAAGCGTGTGACCAAGTACTCCCTGTGAAGAACTTTATACCTGCAGCTATTGGACTGAAGCTACTAAACAACAGACAATCTCCAGTCTTCATATTCTCTCTTACTTCTATATAATCCATCAGTGTACAGTCCCCCTTATAGCATTTATAACATCATAGACAGCCCATGATAGCTCGCAGTCGTCAGTAGGTTCTTCTACTTCCAGAGGAACAGTACTAAGACTAGATGGAGAAAGAGATATAGCTACATGAGTAAAAGCACTTACAGCTAGCTCACTTGTCTTCTCCCATTGGAAGATCTTATTTCCAGTCTGCCCGTTTCTATGAGATATTCCTCTCAAGATATTTCCTACGACACCATTCGCTATAACAGTCTGTGTAGCATCATCTGGAGCCATAGTGCAAGTAGCGTCTATACAAGCTACAAAGTCTAGAGGATACTGCCCTGTACCTATGCCAATGATAGTGGATATCTCCTGCACACTATTTAGTGCATTGTATGTAGTACTAGCAAATGGATTACTCTGGTTAACTCCAGAGAACCATACTGCTGTAGCAGATACCCATTGTGAGTTATAAGCTAGCAGTATCTCAGCTAGTGCTGTGCCAACTGGTGGACTTAGCATATAGAACACTTCTACAGTAGGACCTACTCCACCAGCTCCATCTACCCTAGTTAACCTAGTTAAAGCAGTTCCTCCATATGTTACACTATTGAGAAAAGGCTTAGGATAGAGTCCCATACGATGGTAGGCTACGAAGATTAGTAGTATCCTATCATCTCCAGCTCCAACTTTCACATAACCCTGACCATCGTTATCTGCGAATGACAGGTGAACAGCGTCTCCATAATGTGAGGCTATAGAGGAGACAGAAGGTGCATTGTACTCAGTAAGGATAAGCTCAGTTAGTTCAGATAGAGAACAGTTGCTATCGCCTACAGGGGTATAAGTTGTTGATGGTGCGATTGAATTACCTTTAAGAACAAATAGAATCTGAGCCCAATCAGTATCTATATCACTAGTCCAAATAGATGACTTTAATGTTGCAGATCCTATAACTTTAGAACCAAATATATGGTTTAGATATGAAGAATATTCATATGTTTCTTCTCCAAGTCCTCCAGTAAGACTCGCTGAAGGAGATACTGAAACATGGTCTATAACTAAATCACCTTCAGTACAGGTAATATCGTAACCACCATAAGTACCTATTGAACCTATTATTCTTCCATTATATTGCGATACAGGATTATCTCCAAATTGATCTCCAGACTTACATCCTGTATAATGCAAGAAAGTAACTACAGCAGCATTATCATTACTAGGAATTGTTATCTCAAGATCATGAATTCCTAAATCAGGGTCAACAAGTGTCCACATATCCATACATCTATCTCCACCACCACCTATACCTTGGTGAACATGAGACCAGTAAGTCATATCAACTCCATTCCATTTTACACTTGAACAAGTCCTGTCTCCATCGTAAGTAATAAAAACAATAAGTACATGATTTGATGCTGTATCTGTAAGTGTAAAAGTAAATATTTCACTAGAGTCAATCCAGAATCCTTGTTTTCTATCAGCTACTACTTCTATAGGTGGAGAATATGTAGGTTCTGAAAGTCCTGTTCTCATAAAATTTAAGAGAGAAGAAAGCTCACAAGTCATATCTCCTGAGACAGCTCCTGCCCATCCATCTAGTCTCAGACGATCTAACATACCAGTTAGTTCGCAGGTACTACGAGGTTGGTAAGGTTGTATGTCTATGGGAGTGATAGTTATAACTAATGGAGAAAGATAGACCTTTCCATTTAGTGGAGTAACTATAGTTGGAAACTTTACTGTGAGTAAAACTCCAGGGTCTCCATAAGCGTCTCCAAGATCTGAAACTCCTGTGTAGTCTCCTAGATAAACGACAAGAGTACCAGAGAAGAATTCCTTAGGGACAACTGTCAGGACAACAGTCTCTAGATAGATTCCACTTACTTCAAGCTTCTGTGGAGATATAGTTATAACTACAACGTCAAGATCTACATTCATAGATTACTCTATATTAATCAAACCTTCAACATTCACGACTAGAGAGAAAGTCATAGAGACTGGATTCTGATTAGTACCAAAGTCCCAATATGCTATGAGGGGACTTGTAGCTGGGTCGCCTGTATCTTTGTAGAGGATAGCATATCGACAAGTGAAGCCTGTACCATCGGCTGTCCAGGAGATATCTGTGCAGTCAAAGACGCCTTCGTCGTCTGTATCATCTACAGTTACAGCCTTTCCAGCGAGAGTTGCTCCACCAGCAGTATATCCTCCAGCTGTTGTAAGCTCATCTCCAGAGACATCATCATAGTATTCATCGGCGTCTATATCAGGCGTGTGAGTATCTGGGAGAAGTATCATCTTGAAAGTATCGTTGGTGAAGTCGATACTGCCGTCCAGAAGAAGTTTCTTAAACATATTGTAAGCTGTTCCAGCTGCCATTGTATCCTCCTATGGTGAAAATTTCACTAAAGTTATACTCCCTTACTACTTTCTTCCTTTACTTTCTCTATCACTACTTTTACAGCCTTATCTAATATATACTCAAATGTTTCATTCTTTATTATCCATCTAACAGAACCTATCTCCTTCTTTACTGCGTCTATGAAATCAACTAGTGGAATTGATAATGAGATATCATCATTTGTAACTACAACCTTAATAAATGGCTTGTTCCAATACCTGCTTATTGTCACTATCTCTTTCATGTGATCTCTCCTACATGGCCTGTTGTTAAATTAACCTCCAAGCGTGGTATGGTACCTCCTATGCTGCTTTTGTTATCGTAAATATCCCGCTGTCGTTCCATGTGATAGTCAAATCCCCTGCCGTCATATCCACAGGCCCGCCGAGGTCAACGTAAGCCACGGCATCATTGCTGGCATCGGTATAGTTGTAGATAATACCCCAATAGGCATCCGTGTCGTTACTGGCATCCTGCGCCCATGTGGGGTTCGTGGCACTATCAAACGTAACCACTCCGTCCGCTTCAGTGACAAGGTCGGCAAGTGTTCCTAAATCCGTACCGCCTGTCACATATGTCCCACTATTGCCAACCTGAGTAAAGTCACCCAAGACAGGTGTTGCCATTGATGCTGCGGGGGTTGCCGTATTATCGCAGATTGCACAGTAGAAATGGTCAGTTGAAGCCCAATCACCATCCAGCATCTTTGCCATTGCTTCTTCAAAAACTACTACATCACCTCTTGCCATTTTTGTTACCTCCTATAAAATATTATTGTTATCATATTTCTGTAACGTGTCCTGTGCTAATAGCGGCCTTTATCTTCGGGCTTGCCGGTTTGAGATAGACAACCCCGCCACCAAGGTCTACCATGATAAACACTCCTTCCGTCATCAGGGTATATTCCAATGCTGCCACTGAAACCGTTGCCGCTGGTGTTGTCAGTATCAGTTCATCGAAACTTGCCAGTATATTCGTGTCTACCTTGACCGCTGCATCGTAGGTCGTAAGGGTGAGAGCCTGACAAGTGCCAGCAACGTTAACATCTATGTCTACATCGGCTGCATAGGCAGTAACAATTAGTTCATCATAGCTTGCAGTAAAGGTAGTGTCAGACTTGATTGATGCTGCATACTGCGTGAGGGTTAAGGACTGGCAGGTTGCCGCTACATTAACCCCGGCACTTATACTTGCCCCGTAGGCTGTGAGTGTAAGTTCCTCAAGCGTTGCGGCAACACTTATCTCTGCGTTTACTGTAGCGGGGTATTGGGTAAGGGTAAGTTCATCATACCCCGCCGCTATGCTTACCTCTGCGTTGACCGTGGCATCATATTGTGTTACGACAAGCCCCGGACAGGTCGCTGCTACGTTTATTTCGGCATTTACTGTGGCGTTGTATTTGGTGAGGATAAGAGATTGACAGGTAGCGGAGACATCAACATTTGTCCCACTTTCCGCCTCATACCAATAGCAAAACACTCCACCATCAGACCAGCGAATCTCGCTTTCTGCTAGTATTGCCTGTCCGTCAGCCCATTTAATCTCAGTTGCCATCTATCCTCATGTTATGGTTGGTTCAGGCCAGACATAAACTTCATCATTGGCCTCATACTCAACCAGATCAAGACTTACCGTTATCCATCCATCTTCTGTAGTTGTAAATGAATCAGAGGTGATAGTTTTCGTCCAGTCTGCAT